AATTGCAGTCATAAGAGCAAAAGAGCGTGTCTTTCCACTGCCCCGCCCTCCATATGCTATACGGTAACGTGCTTTACCTTCAAATACTGGAACCAATTTAGGTGGTAACTCAATCTCAGCTTTCACTTCTTAGCTACTAACTCAATAGTTGTTGGCATAGCTTCACCTTTAGTTGTGATGTCTTGATCCATCTTGTCATGGTATCCGTGCTTACCTAAAACTAGCTTAGTAATTGCTGAATTAAACGTGTTGTTGAGACCATTTTGGACTAACCAAAAAGACTGAGCATTTAATAATTTTCCTAATATGTCGGAAAACTCCTTGTCATCTTGCTTTGCCCAATCGTATAAAGTATCTCTGTGTAGGTCTAAAACCATAGCTAATCCTTCAATGCTTGGGATCATATGACCATGCACTTCATAGTTTTTAATATACTCGTAGGCTTCAGCTTCTAACTCTTTAGTCCACTTAGTTGGTCTAGCCATTAGATACCTCTGTTTCTTGCAGTCAAAGCTGCCTGTTTGAAGTTCATAGCTGATGGTCTACCCTTAGCGCCTTTGCGCTTCATCTTTTCACCACTACCTTCTTTAATTCTTTTTCTTTTCTTATGTATGTTGTCATACAGTCCACTATTCATTCCCATATCTTTCTCCTAATTAGTCTAGGACACTCGAAAAAAACGTCACCGTAAACACTAATTTGCAATAACATTAAAAAAAATGCCCTAGCTAATTAACTCTCTCCAATCATCAGGGAGATTTAATTTCAATCCAATGTCATTCTCTGCCCATGAAATTACTTCATCTATAAACACACCCATCTCTTTTGTGTTTAACTCTTTACTGGATTTTAACACCACTCTTTGTTTCTTCGCAACTTCTTCAATTCTTGATTCAAGAAATTCTGACTGACAATGTACCTTAATAGCTTCTTTAGTATTACCAGTCTCTACTCTTACTTGATCTACAATAGCGTGATACAAATTGTTTTGTCTACCTGTTCGAGTCATTTTGTTAGGCTCAATACTTATTATTGCTTCATTACCTTCAGTCTGTTTAAAAAAAGTTCGAGTCATACCTTCTACTATGTCTGCTTTAGGCTTGTCTCTCTTTAATATTCTAGTTAATTTTTCACTCATAAGGACTTCTAGGTGGTGATGGTAACTCTGAGTAATGTTCATCAACCAACAAAGACCTGACTAACTGTCTCTTGGTTCTAGTTATTGCAAATTGTGCCATCTCTTTAATAAAATGTGGTTGGTAGTATGGATGATCTAAAGTGTCATATACGTGGTGACAAGCATGGCATCCATAAAATCCTATGTCGTTACCATGACTATCTTTAGCTTTAATTCCGGCTCCCTGAACATTCTCGTGACAAAACACCACGTTAGAATTGCCTTCTCCACTATCACAGACATCTAATTTCATAGTACAGGCTTTCCCTCTAGCTGATTTTGTTATAGCATTTTGTTTCATAAGTTAATTTTTACCTCATACATTACTTCATTGTTTAACCATAATATAACATCAGCTACGTTGTAAACAGTCTTAACTGATCCACCGGCTTTCTTTATGCGTTCATGCATATCTTTTTGCACTTGAGTTAGATAACCTTTAGGATGGGTTGCAGAAGCCTCTCGTTTAATTTCTAGTCCAAAATACAATCCATCATAGACAACTGTAATATCAGGCACACCACTTTTTGTTCCTGTAGATTTGAGCTTGGCTCCTTCTGATTTTGATCTAGCTCCACCATTTGGCACTGCCCAATAACAAACTTTACGCAAATCTAAATATTTACATATAGCTTTTTGTATTGCATCTTCTTCATATTTCATTTTGCTTTGTACATATCCATAATTAAGTTGTATTTCATTTGGTCACATAACAAAATAATTTGCTGACACAATTTGTCTTGTATTTCTTTATCATCTATTGCTTCAACTGTTGCTAATACATCTCTAATTGTACGTATTAGTTTTTTTCTTTCGGTGTGATCAAGTTTTTTTGGCATCTTTACGTTTTCTAGGTTTAGTTCGCTGTAAATAATGTGACAACCCATAAATCATCCAATGTGTAATAGGTTTATTTGAAGCAATTCTAGCTGTAAAGCCACTTAATGACATTCCTAATAGCTTAGCTGCTTCCTTTTGTGTAATTCCAAGACGTTCAATTTGTCTAGGTATTGATTCATAGTGTATTGTTTTAGACATAATAAAAAAAAGTAAATAGAATACATAGATTATATCAATACTAATACATAAAGATGAATTGGTTTAACATTATATTTCGCTTTCAGCGAGTGACTTAGGTACAGCTAGGGAATAAATTCCCTTTTAAGATCAAGAGCTTTTAACTTATCGGGAACAGTTTGGAGTTTGGGGAAGTTCAGGCAAATCAATCCCTAACCACTAATAAAAGCAGTTAGAGATTATCATCGGTCTACAGCCTATCGCAGTATCATCCAATGCTTATAACCATCATAGCTATACAAGTTAAGGTTCATTGCTACCGTATGATCGGTACTTAGCCATCTGCAACCCTACGCTAGATTGGAATTACGCACAAGGTGTTCCCATTATATGCGTGGTACATCAATCTAACATCAATCAACAGCTTCTTGAAATACTTGCTAAATCTCTTTTTAGGTGTGAGTGCGAATTAACAGACATATCACCTTCGTATTCCGATGGTTGCCAAGATGTTATAAGAGGGTATAATCTTTCTTAGAACGGTGGGGCAAACACCAGTTTAGAAAACCCTTTGGAGCTTATTACTCTGAGGGGTTTTTGCTATCCGATCTCTCAAATAACTCTAAACCAAGACTTAGTATGATACACATATTTATTCTTGCGATCTAAATTATTTACTCCCGATAGTTCAATGCGATACCAACATTGGTATATAATGACCTTGTCATTTACAGAAAAATGGCACTTTTAAACTTAAATTGGAGATCGAAATGGACAAATTACTTAAAATTATTGACAACGATACAGCTCAACCGTGGACTATCAAAATAATCGCTAAAAACGATGCTTATGGTCGTGACGATTGCTTAACTCATGATGATGACGAACTTATGGTTGAGTTTTATGATGGTCGTTACATAGAAAACTTTGATCCTGAAGGTCAATTTGTATCACGCTACAATCTTTCTACTATTGCTAATGAAACTGATCGTGGTATTAACTTACATGGTGGTGTAGATTCATGGTCAGTAAATGCATCTGCTATGAAATCTGTTAGAACATGGCTTAGAGATCAAGCATTTACTTACTATGCAATTGAGCAATTTGAAGATACACACGCTTACAATTAATTTAACAGGGGATGGCAACATCCCCATCACTTGGAGAAATAAATGAACACAAATATTAAAATCACTTTAACAGATACTCAACGCAACCATATCAAAAATCTTCTCGATGGCAAGACAAGCTCAAGAAAAGCAACTAGACAAGATGTTAGTAATTTGGTTGAAATGTTTGTTGATCAACTGCTTGATAGCAAATTAACTGAACCGAAGGAGATTGTCCAAGAAGCCATAGAAAAAATTGATGGCTACAAGTTCTATGCTGATGGTCAAGAAATCAGCTATGACAAATGGATAGACATCCCATGCGATGATTGTGGATGTTTAGTTTCGGTTTCTGAATCAATTGTTACAGGAGATATGTAATGACTACACCTAACCTACCTTTTAAGATCGACTACATTTATGGCTATGCCTACGGTAAAGCTGTACCACAATACTTTAACAGTGACGAAATGTTTAATTACTTCTATGACGAAGAAGAGCAAGATCAAGTATTTAATCTTCAAGTTGGAGAGAGCATGACATTTACTGGTGTTACTGAACAAATTAAAATCACACGCATGGAGGTGCTGTAATGATTACTATTAAATTTACTGAAAAAGACTTTGAGCAATTTAAAGAGATTTATGAATTGCACAAAAAATCACCTGAGGCAGTATTTGATTTTCAAGGAGCTGAGTATGTATCAGGCTATGCTAAATATTTAATTCAATACTTTGAGGGCGTGTTTAATACAAAAAGAATTGTTACTTCTTTTGAATTATTTATGGAACAAGCACCATCGTTTAATTTTGATTTAAATGAAGAGCAAATTTTAATGAAAGCTCTTGATGATGGTTACGTTAAGTTTGTTAGTAAAGATCAATATCAAATAAATCCTCACTATGGAGAAGAATAATGAGAAGTTTTGAATCAATCAGAGAGGACATCATTGAGGAAGAAGAACACTTGAATGATGAAGATCATTTTGCTCATGGTAACGAACCAATCTATGAAGAACAAATTTATTACATGAATGGTTACGAAGCATGGAAGGTCGTTCAATTAGGTCACACTGAAGGAACAGATGGTGTAGTGAAGTTTTTTGTTACTATGCTTAGACTATCTGACAGTCAACTTAGAACAATCCTTGAATCAACCTTCAGAAAAAAATGGAGATTGTATAAACAGTAATACTAATGTTGGTATACTAAACACTTTAATCACTTGGAGAATGTTATGGAAACTATGGAAGATTTTAAGAAAGGAGATGCTTTTCAAACTGAATGGGAATCACATTTTGATGAAGCTCGTGACTCTGCAATGCAAGAAGCAGATGATATTATTATGGAGGTTGAGCATTTAGTAGATGATCTTGACCAAACTATCAAAGTAGAAGATGTTCTTATCGTAGCTAATGCTATCAACGAAGTAGTAAATCTTCGATATTTCACACTTTCTTCACAAGTCTATGGAAAGTATCAAGACTACGAAGAAGATTTTGACTACGACTTTACAGCGCAGATTATTGATGTGCTACAAGATCGGTTATCTTTTGAATTAAAAATAGGAGCAAAATAATGGTAAGCAAATTTGGACTAGAACCTGAAGATCAAGATTTTCCTTTTTCTGAGAACGCAATTAATAAACTTGTTAAACACGGATACACAAATGAAGAGTTTGAACATCCATACTTTGACGAGCATAAAGAAAAACTTGCGGGATTTGATAAATTCACTGAAGCAACTCACGAAAAAGTAACGCAAGAACAAGAAGTATTGGCATGGCTTGTAGAGCATGGAACAATTACTGACAACGAAGCTAGAGATAATTTGTACATCAATCGATTAGCGGCGAGGATATACAACCTCAGACATAGAGATGGTTATCCTATTGAAACTGAAAGCATTAGTGTAAAGCGAAAAAATCGTAGAACAATTACTTTTGCTAAATATCATTTAGAGTCTAATGATTAATCATTTCACAGATGTCATCACGGAGCTTCAACGAGTCCGTGATGAATATTACGATTCAATCTTTGAAGATTGCGAGTATGAAAGTATTGTAGCTTTAAAAACTAAGATGGATCACTTACAAAACTTGGCTGACAATGGTCAAGAATTCATAGTTAACTTTTAAGGAGAAATATATGGAACAGTTAGCAACAGTAAATATTAAAGGCAAGGAATATGTAGAGGTTAAGACTAGGGTTCAATGGTTTCGCAAGAACATTGAGAACGGTTGCATTAAAACAGATCATGTTTTTTTTGATGGTGAAAGTATTATGTGTCAAACAGAAATTCTTGTTGATGGTAAGTTAGTTGCAACAGGTATGGCACATGAAGAAAAAAATGCTTCTGCTATTAACAAGACATCGTTTGTAGAAATATGTGAGACCAGCTCGGTTGGTAGAGCGCTTGGCATGTACGGTATAGGCATTGAGTCAAGTGTTGATACTGCGGGTACAATTAGATCAGCAATAGCTTTACAAGAGTCAATGGAGCGCCAAGATGAATTATCTCGGTATAAAGCTGAAAGTCTAACAGGCAAGTTAATGATTGCTATTGAAGCTGATGATGAAGAAGGCATTGCTGAAGTTGAAAAAGACTACAGAGGTGACGTTCCCTTAGCTTCTAGAGTTAAATTAGGTTTAACACCTGAACATTTAGAATACATGGAAGAACGTAAAGAAAGAAAACTTATTGAGCGTAAAGCTAAAGCTGAAGAAAAACACGCTAATACAGTTGCAAGTGCTAAAGCATTTGCTGAGTCACAAAAGAACGCAGAGGTTTAGCACCTGAACCTGTGTCGGCACTCCAATGTCGTTAGAGTTAATACAAACGCTAGGATTAGTTACCCTAAGTAACTACTAATTTAATATAAGGAGATGTAATGGTAAATAAAGTCATGCTGATAGGTAATTTAACTCAACCGCCAACCTTTTCACAACTGAACAATGGTGGTACGGTAGCTAGAGTCAAGTTAGCTACTAATGAGTCTTGGAACGACAAAGCTACTGGAGAACGAAAGACTGCTACTGAATATCACACTTGTGATGTTTGGAATAAATTAGCTGAAACACTTCAGAAACTTGATCTTGATACAGGCACTCAAGTATATGTAGAAGGCAAGTTAGTCACCAAAACCTATGAAAAGGATGGTGTCAAAAAATACTCAACTGTGATTAAACTCGGTGGTTTTGGCTCAGAGTTTCGTATCTTATCTAAAAAACAAGCTACGCAACCAACTGCACCCACTGCACCAGTTGTACCAACAGCTATTGCACCAATCACACCTGTAGCAACAGAGGAGTTTGACGATGACATCCCATTTTAAAATACTTGCACTAGCGCTTGTGTTATCAGGCTGTGGTGCATTACAAGACAGACAAGATGATTTATTAATACCACCTAACGTGATAGACGATGATCAACTTATTTGTAGTAGCGAGACCATGACTGCATGTGATGGTTTCTTAACCCAAAAAGACATAGATAAGGAGAAGTAATATGAGTAACAAATACAAACCATTTTGGAGTCGCAGTATGAATGTTGACTTCATTACTGAAAACTTTACTAAGGCTCAACTAGAGAAAAAAGCTAGGAGGCATGGTATTGAGCTAGATAAAAGAAAGTCAATGAAAAATCTTATAGAGGAATGTTATGACGTACTTGCTTGATAGTACAGTTCCTCTGTTGTATTTAATCGGCACAGGCTTGATCTCATCAGGTCTTGTGCTACTCTTAATGACACTAGGTATGCCTGATGAAAAATAAATTCACAGATAAAGAGCTGATGGCTTTTGCTGATGGTGAGTTAGACAATCTTCACACAAGCATGGATATACTTAGCGTACTTATTGATAAAAAGAAAGGCTATGAAGAATTAGGAAAGAGACTGCAAGTCTATACAACAACTCGTACTGCCTTACTTAACACTTTACTTGGAGAAAAGAAATGAGAAAGATTTCGTCATGGTTAATATTTTTTTATTCGATTGGATTTATTATTGAAGTCAGTGCAGTAGTTTATATTGCATTGTGGTTCCAACAATACGAGCAGTACATACTCTAATGGTGTATCAACGCAAACCAAAAATGTATACCCTTTCTAATGGAAAGGAAGTTAACTGTAGAGAAGTTGCTGAACAGTTAGGCATTACAGAAGTAGCCGCTAGGTATCGTTTACAAAGAAGCGATGATCCAAAAGTTATTTATCGACCATACAATAAAAAAACTGGTGGAAAAAAGCGAGTTGTAGATAGACATATTGGTACAAAAAAAAACTTAGAGCATGAACCTACAGAAGATGAAAAGCTGTGGAAACTTGTTATGAAGATGGGAGTAAACAAATGACTGAGCAAGATGAATTATGGCAACGTAAAGAAGAAACATTAAAATCTTCTGTTGACCTTACTGAAATTGATCAAGAAATATTTAAAAACTTTGACTATGCTTTTGATGGTAAGTCTGAATTTCACGTTCCAATGATTCCTGATGTTCCTGAGCAATTTGGTATTGGAGTGATCTATGGCTCAAGTGGAAGTGGAAAGTCCTCTATATTAAAGAATTTCGGCTCTGAGGAGGTTATTAAATGGGATAGAAATAGTAGTGTAGCATCTCATTTTGATAATGTTGATGATGCAATAGGTAGATTAAGTGCAGTAGGATTGAACAGCGTACCTACATGGGGAAAGCCTAGACACGTTTTATCTAATGGTGAAGGGTTTAGAGCTGATTTAGCTCGTAAGCTCAAAAGTAATTGCGTTATAGATGAGTTTACGTCTGTAGTAAATCGTGACGTAGCTAAGTCTTGTTCAACTGCTTTATCTAAATATGTAAAGCGCAACAACCTCTCCAATATTATTTTAGCAACTTGCCACGAAGATATTTTAGAATGGCTCGAACCTGATTGGGTATTCAATACGGATACCCTAGAAATCAGTAGGAGGTCACTTCATCGACCACAAATACAAGTTAAAGTCCACGAATGTTCAAAGACTTATTGGACAATGTTTGCACACCATCATTATCTAAGCGCTGAAATTCCACCTATTGTTGATTGTTACCTTGCTACATGGGATGACGTGATCATCGGATTTTGTTGTGTTATTTGTTTACCAGGCAAGAGTCCACCATTGTATGAGGGCGATGAAAGAATTAAATATCGTGGATGTAGAACCGTTATATTGCCTGATTTTCAAGGCTTAGGGTTAGGAGTTAGGCTTTCTGATGCTGTAGGTGACATCTTTATTGAGAAAGGTCATAGATATTTTTCTAAGACAGCTCATATGCGTATGGGTGAGTACAGACAAAAGTCTAGTAAATGGAGAGCTACTATGACTAATCTAGTTGATCGTAGTAAGAGTGGAACAGGTAGGCGTAAGAATCAGACGTTTAATCACATCCCTTTAGAAACTGAGAGGATATGTTACTCACATGAATATATAGGAGAGAATCGCAAATCCTACGATCCTAAGTGGCAAAAACTAACTCAGGATACGCAAGAAGCATTTAATTTTTAAACCTATATATGTGGATGTGGATGCAATGACTCAAAACCACCTAACATCAAAGCAATTGCAACTAGAGCTACAATCATAAGTGTAGCTTTGTTTGATAATATTTCATTAATAATTTGTTTCATAAAATTGTCCTTGTGAAAAATTAATCTCCGATATTATTATTATACTTTTTTTATTCAGGCTTTAAATTTCTTTTTCTGTGACCGTTCCATGCCATAAAGCCGCCAAGCCGCAAGGCATAATAAGCAAGAAAATTAATAATTTTAAAACCATTTACATCAATACAAATATCTCTAAACAACTGATCTGCCCATTTTTGATCTTTCTTTTCTGTATGACCACCTTTCTTGCCACTATGTTTTAACGATTCATACTTGTAAATCCAGTCATGTACGAGGCCGCCTTGCAGCA